AGGAGATTCTGATGAAGTTAGACCAATCGACATTAAGCGTTGGGGTGATGGGTATAAAGCCAGTGATTATAAATTATTAAACGATCATTACAAATACTTAACCGAAGCTAACCCAAATTATAGCAGTAACCAAGAAATTTTTATTAAAGACTTATGCTATAACAATATGCTAAAACAAAATGCTCTTGTTGAGCGCGATATTGATAGTTTCAAAAAATTATCTGATACATATAGAAAGACATTCCAGGAGGCTGGACTTAAAACTGGTAACGAAACAGTTAATGCCGAAGAATTTTCAATGGCTGTTAATGTGAGAACTATTGAACAGTACACTCCGGCTGAATACTACAGAGATAAAAAGTTGTACAAAGACTTTGATGGTATTGGTAATTATTTTGAAAGGTTTGTATTGCGTCCACTTAGAAACTTACAACATGGAAGTTCAGATAGAGATTATGAGTATTATGTAAGTGAAGAAGGTGATTTTGATGGGCAGACGCAGGACTGATGGAGTATCAGGATATAATGCAGCAGCCGACAAAAGACAAACTCAATTACATACTCATTTTACAAATGATCCCTTTTTAAGCAATCCAACTACTGTGAATAATTTCATAGAGTGGATTACTTTTTTTAGGAGAAATTTACATAGATTTGCAACCGATTATCTTGGAATAAAATTACATTTATATCAAATAATAATATTGTATCTAATGGGTACAAAACATTTCACAACTATCGTAGCGTGTCGTGCTGCTGCGAAATCTTTTATTATCGCCTTATATTCTTGTTGTATATGTATTTTATATCCTAAATCTAAGGTTGTAATATCGTCAGGTTCAAAAGGTCAGAGTAAACTTATAGTTTCTGAAAAGATACAGAAAGAACTAATGGATATGTCTCCTATTTTAAGGAGAGAGATTAAGAAGATTCATGTTGGTCAAGATGAAACGGTTGTATTATTTCATAACAGTAGTTCTATAACCGTAGTATGCGCTCATGATAGATCGAGGGGTTGGCGTTCAACTGTTTTGATTAGAGAAGAGTTTCGTCAAATAAAGAAATTTATTGATGATAGTGTACTCTCCCCTTTTCAAGCTATTAGGCAAACCGGATATTTGCATGATAGTTTTTATGATAAGTATAAAGAACTTGAAGAAGAACCTATAAATATTTATATCAGTTCAAGTTGGTATGACGATGGAACAAATTGGATGTGGGATATTGTTGACCAAACTTATGACGATATGTTAAGCGATGGAGATTCTTGTTTGCTTGCTTTTGATGAATCAGTACCACTGAAACACAAAATTAAAACTCTCAAATATTTTCAAACTGAGAAAAAGAAACAAGACCCAATGACATGGCAACTTGAATTTATGAATACAAGGTTGAAAGAAAATCGTCAAGCATTCTTTACATATAAATTAATAAAAAAGAACCAAAAGTCAAAACAACCTTTCTATCCACGAACTTTAATAGATTTCAAGACAGGTAAGAAAAATCCTTATTCTATACCTAAACAACAAAACGAAATTAGAATTGTATCTTGCGACATGGCTTTTATAACTAATGAAGCAAACGACAATTCTATTTTTTCATGTATAAGATTATTACCTGAAAAGATAACGTATAAACGTGAATCAGGTGATTTAGATATAGACAATGGATATAGGAGAATTATTCCTTATCTTGAACATCATCAAGGTGGAGATACAACAAAGCAAGCTGTTCGTATAAGACAATTATATGAAGATTTTCATGCTGATTATATAGTTCTTGACCTACGCAATGCCGGAATAGCTATATATGACATGCTTGCAAAGGTTATGTATGACGAAGAACGCGGCGTAGAATACTCCCCTCTTTCTTGTATGAATGATGATAATTTAGCAAAGAGGATTCAGATTGAAGGTGCAGAGCCGTGTATATATGCGATTAATGCAAGTCAAAAGTTGAATAGTGAAATCGCTTTAGATTTCAGAAGAGTTTTAAGTGGTGAACGCATAGATTTGTTATGCACTCTCGAAACAGCTTTAGAAGATATACTTCCTAATATTCCTGAATACAATAATTCGTTGGATGGTGATACTCAATCATTTTATGAAACACCATTCCTTGAAACGCAAGCATTTATATCAGAAACTATGGAGTTGGTTTACGAGAAAAAAGAACAAACTGGTGCAATCGTTATACATGAACAAGGAAATAAGCGTAAGGATAGATACACTTCGATTTCTTATGGATCATATTTTGCGTCACAGTTAGAACAAGACTTGCTATCAAATAATGATGAATATGATTATGGTGTGTATATAAATTAAAGAAGGAGGACGAACTTTGAATAATCGCAAAGATAATCATAAACAAAAAAACTATCGTCCTCAGAAAAACAACACTTCTGAAAATAAGACGGTAACGAATGAATTTCATTCGTATAAAAATTCACAGAGTTATTCAATGGCTGTTTATGGCGTTGATATATACAAGGCATATACACCTGAGACATTGATGAATTTAGTTCGTCACCCAATAGAGTATAATGAACAACTCAGAGAGTTATCGTTATTGCTCTATGGCACAAACGGTACATTTACTCATACTGTAGATTATATGGTGGCTATGCCAACTTTAGATAAAGTTATTGTTCCTCATGGAAAAAATAAAAATAAGAAAAAAAAGAATAAAGAATTAATGGATTCCACACTTAGAACTATTAAACACAAAGAGATTATTCGTGACGCTCTTTTCAAAGGAATGGTTGAAGGTGTGGCTTTTTATTATTTCGAGACTTCTAATCGCCCTATTGATAACAAGAAACTTTTAACAGATTACGAAGTTGAAAGTATTACTGAAATCAATGAGGTAAACGCTTTAGGAATAAATGCTGAAATTATCTCTCTTCCGGTTGATTATACACGAATAATTGGGATTAAAAATTCTTCATATGTTTTAGCTTTTAATCTTGATTATTTTGATTTATCTACAGGAGAATCTGTTGAGAGGAAGTTGAAGAAATATCCGCAAGAAATTCGTCAAGCATATGAAAAACGCAAGAATGGCACTTTGCAAGGTGGTAATTGGGTTAAGTTAGATAACACAAAAACTATTGTACATAAAATTCGTTCTAAGCGTAATGAAAAATTTGGCAGACCTTTAGTGTTAGCTGCCATAAACGACATACTTTATAATGATTATTTCATACAGACAAAACGCAATGTTTTGGATGATATTAATAATAAGGTAATATACCAAACATTCCCAGAGGGTAAGGAAAAAGGTAAATCAGCTTTAACCGAAAGACAACAGAAAGATCAACACGATAAAGTCAAAGGCGCAGTAATGACTAAAAATAATCGCGGTGGTGTCTCTTTCTTCTCTGTTGCTGCCGGAACTAAGCTGAATACTATTGATCCATCCAACACAGATATATTTGATGATAAGTATGAATCAAATATATCCGACAGAATTGCTTTGGGATTAGGTATCGCTGGCTCACTCCTTAATGGTGTGGGTAGCGGTAGTTACTCTGCTCAAATGCAAAACCTTGAACTTATTACAGGGCAAGTTTTTCAATGGATTGAGCAGATACAAGAAGAATTAAATAAATGTATTTCTGCCAATATTATCAAAGATAGTGCAAATTGGGTAGAAGTCAAATATTTAAGAATCACGAATGTAAATAAAAAAGATATGGTTTCCAATGCTAAAGATTTGTATCTACAAGGCAAAGGTAGCTTGTCTCTTTGGGCTGCCGCTTGCGGTATCGAACCGGAAGTTTTCTTTGCTCTTCTTGATGAAGAATTAGAAAATTCGGTTGAAACTAAATACCCTGTACATCAGACAAGCTATACACTGTCAAAAAACAATAATAGTAGTGGAAGACCAACAAGTGATAATCCGTCTGATTCAACAATAGTTTCGAGAAATAATAATGGTAATGACTTACCAGCTCCATCAGACGGTTAGTAAATAAAATGATGATTTTAACCACAGAGACTATACATAGTCTCTTTTATATTGACATCACACGAAAGGCGGTGAGAAACGGAGAATGAAAGTTTTTGAGATTTCCAGTAGAAAGACTAGAAATGGCAAAAGGAAATTTAAGCTGATTCTTCATAAAATATATCCCGACTCTTGTGTGGACGAAGTTAATGAGGTTGGCACTGAATACAACCTTAATGGCATAACCTGGATTCGTGAGTTTTGCGAAAATGCTCTTCCTTCAATTAAAGGTATGAGTTTAAGATGTGAATTTTTAGATGAAGATAGAACAGAATTACACGGTCATGGCTACACCGATAAAGCGGATGGCGATCCTATATTTGAAAACGCTGTTCAAGTTGGAACATTTACCAATGGTTACATTGATGAAGTTGAAGATGAGAACGGTGAGATGATTACTGTTTGTATTGGCGAAGGTGAAATTGATGCTTTATGCTACCACAATTTTGTAGAGAAGTTAGACGCTGATATTGCTAACGGCATCTATCCTAATGGTAGCGTTGAGATACTGCATACCGATGATAACGAATCAATTATATACAAATATGGATACAAAAGTCAGGGTCGTATTCCTATGGATTTCATCTATTCCGGTTATGCCCTTCTCGGCATCACTCCGGCTGATTCAAGTGCCAAACTAATTGAACTTAACGAACATAAGGAGGAATTAGTCGAAATGAATGAAGATCAAGTTAAGGCTGTTGTTGAACAGACTATAAATATGATTTCTGAGCATAATTCCGAAATGGAACAATGCAGACAAGAGTGTGCAGACAAAATAGCAGAAGCTAATGCTGCTGTTGAGACTGCAACGAATGAAAAGAATGAAGTAGAAGCAAGCGTGGCTACTCTTCAAGAAGCACTTGACCAAATTAAGGCTGAGTACAAAGAACTTGATGAAAAGTACAACATTCTTTGGGAAGAGAAGAAAGTGCTTGAAAAGGCTCTTGGCGAAGCAAAGGTTAAGGAGAGACTTGCCGCTCTTAATTCTGCCCTTACTGAGTTTTCAGCAGAGCAGCAAGAGTATGCAAAAGAGCAGATTGAAGCGTTCAAAGCTAATCCGCTTGAAAATGAAATAAACACTGTAACAGATGCGATCCTTATTGGTATTGGTAAAAATGCTAAAGCTGTTGCTGATGCACAGGCAGCAGAGCAGAACTCCGCTGATCTCGGTGATATTTTCGAGGAAATTCATGAGCCAGTTTCAGCCGAAACAGATGATAGCATCTTTTAATTTAATAGGAGGAATTAGAAATGATTAAATGCATGACTCTCGGTATGATCGAGGTAGCAAAGAATAATCCGGTAATCACTTCTCAGTCTGACGTTGAACTGTTCGACTTCATTACTGTTGATGGTGTAACTTACCTTATCGCAAACACTCTCGTTGGTGACGATTCTTACAAGAATGAAGCAACTCTTAAAGCTGGTGAGTTCCTTAATGGATATGATCTTGCGGCATGGGTTGACCAGGAACTCGTTGTTGACGAAAAGCACATTGCTTATGCATCAGGCGCAAGCTACGCTGACAGTACTGCTGGCACAACTCTTATGACTATAGATGAAAACGGTAAACTCGCTGTGGCTGCCGAAGCACCTGCGTCTGGATTCTATTTCAAAGTTGTTGCAAAGTGCAAGCTTACTGAGAAAGCTGTCAGAGTTAAGATAATGGTTGCTTAATAAGCAATATTTAGTTTGCTTTGAGATAAACCTTTAGAAAGGAAGGAT